CGGCGACTTTGTCGCCTCCACGGACAACTTACACCTCGACGCCGTCCAGGCGGTTGTCGAGGTTCTCTCTGAGCTAGAGAGGAATTGTGGAGGCACTTTGTCGGTGCCGCGTTGGTACGAGAACCCCATCATTGCGTCATGGGGTGAGACCTCGATAAGGGAGAAGAAGGAAGTGAACTTTTGTCGACTTGGCACGGCTAAGACAAAAGGTAAACTCAGGGTTGTGACGATGCAGGGCGCTCGAGCTAAGCGCATCCTTCGTCCTGTTCACGAAGCCGCTTACGACTGGCTTTCCCAGTTTAATTGGCTGGTTCGCGGTGACGTGACCCCTGAACACTTCCGAAGTGTCATCATGGATGAGAATCCAGATGACGACTATTTTATCTCCGGCGACTTTGTCGCCTCCACGGACAACTTACACCTCGACGCCGTCCAGGCGGTTGTCGAGGTCCTCTCTGAGGCTCTGCCTGAGAAGGAAGCGAGTGTACTGAAGGCCAGCTTCGAAGGAATACAAGTGGCCTGGGGGACCGGTTATCGCGAGGTGCTGCGGGGTAGTATGATGGGAAATCTGGTGTCCTTTGTCGTCCTTTGCCTCTTGAACAAAGTGTGCATTGATAGGGCGTATCAAGAGGTTTACAATTGTGGACCTGACCACCGGAAAGTACTAATCAATGGTGATGATTGCCTTTTCCGTGGCAACACCAGACTCTACCGCACCTGGCTGAAAACCACCGCAGACGTCGGGTTTGTGATAAACCAGGAGAAATCACTTCAGTCTAAACGGTTTGCTGAGTTAAACTCAACCGTTTACGACTCGAAGAGGGACCGTTTAATCGACAAGATGTGCTTTGGTTTCCTCTCAACTGAGAGCTGGAAACAGCCTGCCGAGTCATTGGTCTCCGAGATTTTCCGCCTGGTTCGCTTCCTCCGACGTGACAACGCGCGGTGGTTTATAACCACTTTCCCCCTCCGCCAAGCCTTCAGGAGGGTTTGCCCACCCGTGTCCTCAATCCCTCGATCATGGAGGAGCTTTCTGTTAAAGAAGTGGTGGTTTCGTGAGTGCATATTCGCCGCCGAACGTAGCGCGGAGAGCACCGGGACCGAACGTAAACTTGACTTCGAGTACGGACCTCCTTTGATCGAACCTGACCAATTTAAAGAACGAGCTATCCGTGAGTTGGACTCTATTACCACGGTTGGCCAAGCACATCTGTGGCGTGGGCGTCTTTGCGCGCCTCCACAGC